TAACTCCACGTTATGGATTTCATATTCAAAGTCTTCCTCATTGTAAATATTTATCCGTTCTCTAAAGTGAGCCAGAGTGTAATTCTCCTTTTCATTGTGTGTCAAATCATCAGCAATATCATATAGTGTGGCTGCCGAGTTATCATCTTTTAATCTCAAACCTCTACCTATTGATTGTAAATTTCTTATACGAGATTTACTAGGGCTACTAAAAACAATATTGTGTAAATTACGGATATTGATACCAGTAGAAAAGGTACCGTAACTAGCGATAATAATTGCGTTATCAGACTTTTCTGTGATGGCTCTAACTTGTTCTCTTTCATCAGCTTCTATTCCTCCATGAATATAAAATATTTTATGGTTATTGCCTTTTTCTTCAATCAGTTCTTTCAATATCTTACCATGTTTTTCAACATATTGGAATAGACACAGAGTATTACCTTGTAAAGATAAGGTCAAATTTCTTATGTATTTATTCCTTTTCTGATTTGAGACCAAATAATCCATCTCTTCCTGATAAGTTTTATCTTTAAGTAAACGACAAGCATCCTTATCATGTTTTAAAACTAAACAGATAATCTTTAAGGCCGCCAACTTACCACTTTCTTGTAACTCACTTGTAGATACCACCTTGTTGACTGTACCAAACAGTCCTTCTAATACTAACTTGTGGGTTTTGGTACCATCTAAAGTACCAGTAAGGCCTATTCTATACTTACATTTGTCTAGTTTAGTCATTATCTTTGTAAGTGACATAGCCTTAAATAAGTGTGCCTCATCACCAATCACCATACCATAGTCTGAAAACCATTTCTTTGGTAGATTATAAACTGATTGCCAAGTAGTAATAACTACTCTTTTATTTGTTTCTTTCTCATGGCCTTGATATATTTTATGTACATTTCTTTCACTATTATAACCATAATCTATGAAGTCTTTGAATAGTTGTTCTACGAGTGAAGTGGTCGGGACAATAATAAGTATTTTATCTTGTTTTTTACCCTTTAGTCTTAACAAATTAAATATCAACATTAGATATATGATTAAAGACTTACCTGAGGCTGTAGGAGATAAAAGTAAACATCTATTCTTTAGTATAGAGTGTACAAAGGCCTCTCTTTGATAATCTCTAACTTCTATATTAGGTATCTTTAATGCTTTAATAAACTGATCAATATGTTTTTCATCAACTTCAACATCTTTGATTTTACTGCCATCTACAACTTGTACATTATTATCTTCACACCATTTTAAGATGTAAGGGTATAGACCAGCATATATTTGACCTGTTGCATATGAATATAATCTGATTTTTCCATCCCACTGGCGACTACGATATGTGGGCATAAACTTATAACCAGGAACTTCAAATGTAAAGTGTTGAGAAAGTTCTCTACGAATATCCGCTTCCGCCTCTATTGTTAGATTAACTTCATCTTTCTTGTCTATAATTAAATAACGAGTAGTAGTCATAATATAAAACTACTTACTATATTTTCCTTTACTTTTTTTAAGTAAATTGGCGTCAGCCTTTGCCATCGCCTGTTGTTTTTTAGGGTCTTTAAACGCTGGTGGTAATCCTAAATGATGTCTTCCATCATATACACAGTTTTGTTTATATGGACCATCAACATCATTATAATGTAAAAATACTTGAGCATGGTCTTGTCCCATAAAAGGTTCTCTCCAATGTTCTATTTCACAACCTCTATAAACAATCATATCACCAGGTTCCATATGAATTGGTGTTCCTTTGTTTCCAAAACCACCTGTTTTATCTACCCACATAGGCCAATTATATTTCTGCCAGTTTTCTTTTTTATCTTTAAGATTTGTAGTATTATAACCTAAACAAAGTGTTGTAGATACTTCACAACTAGGTCTATCTTTATGTCTTTTTAAAACATCACCATTTTTATATAATCTCCAATATGAATATGTTGGCGCTAGATTTAATCCTGTTATTGATCTCATACCTTGTAATCCCTGCAACAATAAAGTTTCCATTACAGGATCAGCATAACATGAATACGTGCCAGGTACTTGTTGGTCTGTAAAAGTACCATCAACATCTTCTCTATAATCAGGCCATTTACTGTCTGACATTGTTTTTGCTCTTATTTTTCTTATATGAGCATAATTATAAATGAAAGCTGCTTGATCTTTAGATATAAAGTTTTTAATTAAAACGTATTTATTTTTTTTGTAAAACTTTGCTGTATCTTTTATTTCCATGGTTTTCCTAAACTCCATAATACTAGTGAATATCTTATTCCTCTGGTTACTGGTGTAACACAATGATGTGTGTAAGACGGAAAGACTATAATAGAACCTGCTGGTCTTATCTCTTTACATACATGAAATCTTTTGTTGTTATGATGACCATAGTCAAATTTTAAATTACCACCAGCATAATTTTTAGGGTCAGTTAGATTTACTGTCATACTAATTTTTCTAACTTTATCCCACATATTTACATTATCTGAAAATCCTGGTGCTAACATGCCGTTAGGTCTTAAAGGCACCTTATCTTTTGTAGGTATATGTTTTCCTTTACCATCTAACTTTAATTCACCTTTATTATCCCTTTCAACTTTACGCCAATCAAATTTTTTATCTGTACCAACATTAATTGCTGGTTTGTAAGCTCCTTGCCAATCAGATTGGCCGTCAGCATGCCAGCCATAAAATTGACCTCTTGTTTTATGTCCATGATAAACTGTAAATTGAAATGACTCTGAAAAATCCCATTGCCAGTTCCATCCTGCTTGTTTGTTAGCGTGATGTACGTATGGATGAAATAAGTCATACATCCATTTATCATTTAGCCAAGATATATGACTATCTCTTACGTATGCTTTACTTACATCAATACCTTTTTTCTTTAAAGTTATTTTATTGGCACCACCTGTAGAAAACCTACTTGATGTTTTTTTACCTTTATTATCAATACCACCTTTTTCTTTACCATCAAAGGTTGAGGCATTTTTAGATATGCCTTTTGCTTCATCAACGGTCATTTTAGATAAACCATGTGATATTATATCTTTACATTGTTTTTCAGAGATAGCACTCTTATAAAACATGTACTTATTTGTTGTTTGCATATTATACTCTTATTTTACTATATTTATATGGCACCACTGGTAAACTTTCTCCAGTCAATAGCGTTCTTAATAGTAAATCCTCTGTTAGCGATTTGTCTTATAGTTCTATCTAAAAAGTCAACAGTAGTTTGTAAATAATCCACTTTTTGTTTTGACTTTTGTAAATCAATATCAGCATCCAAATATTTGTCTATATCAGTTCTTAATATTTTTAAATCAAATGGTTTTAAAGCATACACAGAGGCGTCAGCCTTACCTGTATAATATTCCCATTTATCTCTTTTAAGTATGTTGTGTTCAGTTTCAGCACGACTTAACATAAGTTTAAATTTAGTTAAGTGTTTAAGAAACTCGTTATGTAACACCGGTGTATTTAATGATTCTAAATCTAATTCAGTATCATTTATTTTAAGCTTTTTATCAGCCAAGTCTTGTAATTGTTCTAAATCCATAATATCTCCATAATAACATAAAAGCTTTAAAAAGTAAAGTTTTTACGAGGTTGTAACGCTAGATGTAGATGAACCTACAGTAGCGAAGTCATATATTTCATACTCAAAATTAACAGTTGCTGTTAAGTATTGAACATCATCTGCTTGTTGATTGTAGTCTAGTCCTGTCAATGAAGTAGGAAATAGATTTTTAAATCTTACTTCTAATTGAGGATTATTTTTACTTGTAAGTATTGTAAGTGTAGCGTCTGAATATGTACCACCCACATTAGCTGTACCATATTTTACTTTACCAATCTCTGTACTAACAGATTGATTTTTAGCTGGAAATCTATCATTACCAGCTGAAACTAAATTTTGAAATTCTGAATAGTCACGTGGAAAACCTAAGCCAATTAACCAACCATGTATTTCTTGGAAGTTTTCTAAGTTTTCATCTACTAAAAAAGACATTGTTAAAGGTTCATAAGTTAACTTATCGCCTGGTAAAGGTATATCTTTAAAGGGTGTTTGTTGAGTTATATTACCACCTAAAGTAATTCCTGGTACATTAACACGAGTACAAAAATATTCTACTTTTGGTAGTTTAAGAATATTGAATTTAAACTGTGTAGGTGAGGCATAGTCTTGTGCCGTTGGTTGCCTACTATATGTATTTGTATTTGTCATAATACTATTTAGTAGAGTTATTATCTACTTCTTTCCACTCTTTTTCAGTAGCTTGTTGTTCTAGTTCTTTTTCTTTTGGAGTTAAAACAATTTCTTTTTGTTCTACTTTTTTAATCTTTTCTTCTAACTCTACTAGTGGATTCGGTTGTTTATTACTTAAAATAAGAGTTACACTCAATAGTAAAAGAACTGTTAGAAATATGTAGAGGTATTGTTTTAGTATTTTCTTCATATGTATATTTAGTGCATAAAAAAAGGGCGACTTTTTTTAGGGCCGCCCTTTTTAATTGATTGTTCAAAATGAACAAACTTAACTATTACATTAAGTTCGATACTTTAACACGTCTGTAGTATCTGTTTGCGTTAGCATTACCAGAACCATTGATTACAGCAGCGTCACCAGAACCAGCTTCAGCAAAAGGATTTGCTTGTAAGCCGTATCTAGTTTTGAACCCGATTTTCGGTTGGAAAGTGTCTTGACCAACTGCTCTCACCATTTGTAGTGGAACATATGGACAATAGAATATACCAGCGTCATAAGGTGAAGTACCTTTGTAACCTACAACAAAGTATTGAGCAGCAGCGTTATTAGCACTGTATGGATCAATGTACACTTTGTATTTACCATTTAATATACCAGCAAAAGTATTACCAGTATCGTCAACGTTTAGGTTATTATTAAGAGCTGGAGCGTAATCTAATACACCCGCCATTTGAAGTGCAGAAGCGACATCTGATGAACAGATAATCATATTTCCTCTACCTCTTCTTGTTCTTTGAGCGATAACGTTTGCTTCTCTCTCAACTTGGAACATTAGTCCTTTGAATCTCTCAACTGACCATCTACCGTTTGAGTCAGTATCTAAATCAAAGATACCAGCAGCAGTAGTGTTAGCACCAGCGCCTACTTCAGCATTGATGTAAACAGTTCTTACAACTTCTCTGTTGATTTCCGCAAGGATCTCAGCAGATAGAATGTTAGCAAGTTCAGTTTCAGCGTCTAAACCATGGATTGCTTTTAAGTCTTGAGCAAGTTCCATAGTGTATTCAGCTTTAAGAGCTCTTGATTTAGCAGTAACAGTCGATTTCTCGATTGAGAATGCCATTTGAGCAAATGCATTTGCACCAGCGTCACCTAATGCTTCAGCAGTAGCAGTCGCCATTCCACCAAACTTATTGTAATCACCAGCAGGTGAGTCGTTTAAGACTGAAGGATTTGTACCAGCTTGAGCAGCATCCGGAGTTTGACCTACAGTTGAATCACCAGCGGCATTTCTGCTTGAAAATTCAGTGTCTGCTTCGTCAAACATTGCTTCTGTTCCTGATTGGTTTGTGTATCTGCTTCTCATAGCAAATATAAGACCAACTGGACCAGTCATAGGTTGAACACCAGCGATATCGTAAGCGATAAGGTTAGGCATTGCTCTTCTTACTAATGAAATTAGAATTGGATCCCAATTTGATACACCAGCAGTGTTAGAAACAGGAGCAGCTTCGTTTAAGAAAGCTGAATCCTCTTTTGATGCTCTTTCTTGGTTTTCCAAGATAGTAGCAGTTACAGCTCTTTTATAAGAATCCGTGATTTTTGGTAAATCAGCGTGTTCTAAAACGGGCTGCCATTTTTTTTCGTAAGTTTCAGATAAATACATTATCGTTCTCTCCCTTTTTATTATTTGTTAGACAGTTTAATGTCTTTGGTTTTACTTATAGCAGCAGTGTAAGCAGCCATAGCATTTGATAAATCTTCAGGTTGTGAAGAATCACCAGCAACTACTTCGTCTATCTCGTTACCACTTGTCTTAACTTTTGTTCCAAAGTAACTTTCTTTAATAGTAGATACTTTAGTTGTAAAGTCTTTTTCATTTGAATACTCAACTTCTTCAGCCAGTTTGTTGAATTTCTCCTTAGCAGTGTCAGCTAAATCACTAGACATTTCATCAATGATGTCTTGTCTTTTCATCTCGCCGTTCACTTGGTTTAAGTCAACATTCTTTTCAACTTGTTCGTTAAGTTTCTTCTCAAGCTCTTCGATTTTGCTTGCTTGATCTTCTAGTACATTGTATTTCTCATCTGGAACATCAATGTAATGATCTTCAAACAATTTCTTTAAGCCAGAAATGAAATCTTCAGCTATCTCACCTTTGATTCCTCTTTCGATTGCGATAGAGTTCTCTTTCATCCATTCTTCAACTACGTAGTTCAAGTATGTATCAACTTTTTCGGTAAGTTTTGCTTTATTAACTTCAGCATCTTCTTTTAGTTTTTCTTCATAAGCAGCTTGGATTTTTGCTTTTTGCTCTTTAACTTTAGCGTTAACAGCAGCTTCAAAAATAACAGCAGCTTTTGATTTGAAGTTTTCTGATAAGTCTTCGTCTTTGATAAGAGCGGCAACATCAGCAGATACGTCAATAGTGTCTTCATCAGACTCTTCTTTCATATCTTTTTTCTTTTCGTCTTCGTGTGACATCTCTTTTTTATCTTGCGATTTTTTAAGAGCGTCAAGAGCTGCTTTTGGCATCTCTCCTTCTTTTACTTCTTTATCTTTAGACTCTTCCTCTTTAAGCTTAGGCATAGCGTCAGCATTACCTTGAGCTTTCTGAGCAGGGTCGCCAGAAACTTGTTTCATTTTTTTTGTTGCGTCAGGATTGCTGTCCGTCGGTTTTACAACCGCTGAACCTAAATCTTCTGCACTATTAGATAGTGATGAAGTTTCAGCTGCTACAGCATTCTTTTTTGGAGCATCAGCTTGTGGATTAGCAGCGTTAGCTTCTAATACGGCTTCCTGTTCCATCGCCTCAAAAGTTTTTATTTCGGCCATTGAAAATCTCCTCTTTGTATTATGTTATAAACGTTTATAAATTTTCTTTGTAGTATATATTTATAAAATTATAGTTTTGTAAGAAACGATTGAAAGACCTTTAATTTAGCTTCTTCCAATGATCGCATTTTAGCGGAACGGACTTGATTTTTCCAAGATTCTATGTCTTTTTCCTTGAGAACACCATTTTCCCAAATCCAATTTCTACTCTCCATAATACCTTCAACGAAGGCGTCTGGAGCAGATGGATCTGCCACAATATCAGCGGCAGTAGCTAGGTAAAAATCGTCTTTTACATAGTTTACACCGTTTCTTTGCATTAAAGACCCCATACCTCGACTAGATACTCCTAATTGAGCACCTTCGTCTATAAGACCTTTTACAATCTTACCATATGGTGTGTCCATAATTTTTGCCTCACCAATAAAATCTTTACCATCTTGTACTAGAGATTTAACCATATGGCATACTCTCTCTAAATTAACTGTTGGTCCGTCAGGATGTCCTAACTCGCCAAAGGCTCTGTTTTTATTGATAAATTCTTTTGTATATCTATTCACTTCTCTAGCCAAAATTGCTTCTGGGTAGACTCTTCCATTTCTATTTTTGATTTCAGATTGTAAGAATACGCCTCTAATTTTGTATTCTTTTTTACCGTTTTTTTCTTCTACAAGATATTCGGCGTTTTGTACTTCTTCGGAAATTAGTTTCATAGTTTCTCTCTGTGTATATTTATAACTTTTATTACCTAAACTCTACAATAATTGTGTAATTATCGCCATTAGCAAAGT